AGGGAGCTGCTCTCGAACCGACCGGAATTCGTCGCCCCGGAGAACCCCAGAGCCTAAGCCCTGGCCGAGCTGGGTGATCGCATTAGAGGCCTCTGTAGCAGTAGCACCGGATACCAGAGCGGCCTTCTGGACAGCCTCTACAGCTAACAGAATCTCATCGGTATTGTAATCGCCACTCAGCGCCAAAGAGAATCTCTGGAAGGCAGAGGCGGCAGAGTCAACTGAACCAAAAGACCGTCTAGAGATATCGAACAACTCTCTCTGGACCGCGACAGTCTCTTCTAAGTTCTTAGTATAAACTGCAATTTTGTTATTGATCGTAGTGACTGAATCAGCTGCTCTTTCTAGGGCTTTAAATCCAGCAAACGCGGCAACAGTACTACCGATCGAAATTGCTAAAGATTTGAACGAGTTGCTCAAACCTTGAGTAGTCTTATCAATATTAGCAACAGAGGTATTAAGGCGTTTAAGGTCCGCTTCTGCCTTACTCTGGTTTGTGATGACATCAATCTTTAGTGCCATTACCACTTTCCACTTCTAAATTTAAGCCCCAGGCAATCGTGTATGATCAACTGGGGCTTGGAATAGTTATTCTTCTACCTTCTGCAAGATAAGTCCTTCGAGAGAACCATAGCGAGACAAAACTGTCTCAACGAACCGTGCAGGGGCTTGAGAGCTTGAACCTTGGTTAAGATTTAAGACGTAATCTTGTTCGTTCGTTATTTTGTATTCTGAAAATTTATTCAAGAATTGGAGTCTCTCGTTGTAGGTCCAACTATCCCTGGCTAAACCAGTATCGACAGGAGTAATAGCACGAAGTTCTTCAACTGCGTCTTTTACCTCAGTCTTCATTCCTTTATTAGTCAGTTCATAATACTGTTTATTAAACTCTTTATTGAACTGAATAGCATTGGTTTTAATCAAGAGCATTGATATCCCAAGCCTCCCCTCCAGAACTGAATGCCATGAAAGAAGCAAGTTTACGTTTAAGTACTTTACTATTCTCAGCTTCTTTAGCTTGATTATCTTTCATAACAGCAAGAGATGGAAACAGAGCTTCGGGTTTTTCTTTGACACCGAAAGCGGAAAGAATCAAATAAGTTCTTTGGTCCTCTTTCCAACCATGGGGTCTTTGTTGGAAGTATTCAATCCAGCAGAGTAATTCATGAAAACTCATTTCTTCACGAATTTCTCCAACAGTTTTTCCAAGCATCAATGCCAGTTCAAACAGAATTACTTCGGAGTCTTCGAGGCGTTTCCCTCAGAGGTCTCTTGGCCAAGGGCAACAGTAGCAATGCGATTAAGCTCTTCTAGCGGGAAGGTAAGGATCTCTTCCTCAGTTAGCTCATCACCACCCTCGGCGCAAGACTTGACGACCTTGATAATCAGGTCAATCTGTGCCTTCTCTGCTGCCTCGTCGTCACCACGGGCTTCTCGTGCTTTCTTTTGGAGATCAAGCGTGTCACCAACCGAAAGACGTTTTACTTTAATGGTACCACCCATGAAAGGAACATCAACCGTGGTGGCTTTGCCTACAAACTTTTTCAGACTCATTTTTCTCACTCAAAAATTTCAGGATTACTTTTTTCGAACTCATCGAGCATCTTGTGCATCGCGCCTAAAGCACTAAGCGTTTCAAGTAGCTCTTTATATTTCTCATCATCGGAACGAAACTCATCATTCCTCATCATGGTTTTCTTGACGGAGAAGTCAATTGCGCTACGCATGCCTTCAATCGTCTTTTTCATGACGTATTTTTTATCAAAAGGATTCATCATACAACCTTAGAGTGCCCGAGGGAGTTACCCCTCGAGCTTATCTAATATTAAACAGCCGCGACAGTGAACGGACCGTACACTTTACCACCCGGAAGGGTACAAGTAAGCGTAGCAGTGGTAGCGTCAGTAAGCGACGGAGCAATTTCGAGCGCTTCAAGTTTAACGACCATGTAGAACACGGCGTTAGGAACTTCACCAAGACCAGTCGGAGTCGTAGTAAGGTTATCCGGTTCCGAGGTGCAGAGCGAAACCTGCATCAGATAAGGAAGACCATCACCAACGATGTCACCGAGCTCAGTACCGGCAGCCCAAATGCTAGGGACATAGTTAAGCGTGAACGAAATGTCCGGCGGGTTCGATTGGCCTTGAACCTGCGAGGCAATCGACTGCGAGAACTGGGGAACGTTCACAACGTTCGAAGGCGTACCGAAACGCGGGAATTCGCGAATGTTCGGAATTTCAGTGTAGTCATTAGTGGCAGCAAAGCCCGCTTTGAATTCAGACTCAAGCGTAAGAGCAAGAGGGTTTGTAATATTACCCGAAGTATGAATCGCCGCACTCGACCACTGACCCGCACTAATAGTAGTAGGGAAAGCCATAGTTTATAATTCTCCGTAGAGTTTAAAAGGTAGCCTATACTCAACTCGCTTTAAGGAAGGGTTAACTGAATCTTTTCCTAAGTCGTTTATAGAAGGCGTGAAAAATTGTAGTCCGTTGTCTAACGTCTTTCCTTGGAATACTGAATTAAGCTCGTCGATTAATTGAGCTGAACGAAGATCACCTTTGCCCTGTTGTGTGAACACATCAATAAAAAGTAATCCGTCAATTTGAGTACCACCATAGAACATTCTGACGTTAGGAAATACTACTTGAACAGCAAAGTATTCATCTTGGTTAGTATTGATTTTTCCGACGTAATCTCTTGGTACCATTTGAATAGAAAAGGTAGTTTGGTCAATGACCGAATAAATTTCTTGAACAGCATCAGCGAACATTATCGATCCTCCACTACCTCAAACTTAGTAACAAAACCGTTGTCTGTAAAACTAAGAATGTTATGGGTAACTCCACCAAAAGTAATCTTGGTGTAAAATGAAGGGTCAAGCTGTCCAGATTTCAAGTAAACTGTTCTTTTCTCATTTGGCTGGTTAGCAGGAGAGTCCGTAGTCTTAGTCAGTGGAATAACATCTAATGTTAAACTAGAGGTTGTTTCCGTAACAGAACCAGTAGAAAAATCAAAACCTTGAACTGAACTAGAACTGAAGGTAGCGGGAACTACAAAGTCTGCAAACTGAGTGAAGAGTACTTCAACTGCAGTTGAGAACGTATCCTTGAGCCCCATTAGTTTGTTCTCCACCAATGATTACGGTTGAGAACTGTAGGCACGGTCAAGGATTCCATCAATTTAGCGACAGAATAAGGAAAAAGACTAACTCTTTTACTTCCGATAGGGCCAGAACCTGGGCTACGAGAGATAGAAAGAGAATCGAGAGTAAGGCTAGACCATTCGATCGTGGACTCCCCACCAAAGAGAGTCTCCTTGTTGGAAGCTAAATGGACTGCCAAATCTGAAACCGCGATCTCTAAGAGAGGCGGAATCTCGTCACTTTCTACCCGGATGTCGTAACCCAGGATCGGATCGGTATAGTAAAAGGTCTTCCGTGGAAAAGCAAGTTTTTGAGTAGGAGAGGTGGCCATAGACACAAATGGAGCATACTGCTGATCGATTAGCCTAGACGCAGAGATAAGAGTCTGGGACTTCTCATCAAAGGACAAAGCTAACCAATCAGCCGAGGAACCGAAGTTACCCTCGATGTAGGCTTCAGCGGTGTCAACATCCACATAGGCATTCACTCCGACGATGATGTCTGTGGCCATGTTAACCTCTCAGGATTACGAGTGGAAGATCGGGAGAATCGGGAGGTTCAGCGGATCAGCAACGCGAGACCACGAGGCGGCAGCGCCGTACGAAGTCTGGTTAGCAAACGCCGTAGTCGAACCGGCCCAGCTATAACCCATCGGATGCATGATGTGCGCCCAACGATACCACACTTCCGTGTTACCGCCACCGTAGTACGAACTAGCGTTACGGTCAATCTCAACGTCCATTTCAATCGGAATCGGCGAGAACGAGAGAGCACGCGGCTTAACAATGAAGGTAGTCTTAGTCGAGCGGTCATTGACGTTGGCCGAAGACGCAACGTTACCCTGAGCCGAACGGGTGAGCAGGAGGCGGAATTTGCCACCGAAGATCGTCTGGAAGGTCAGGTTACCATCTTCGATCATCGTCTCGTCAACGAGGTTCGCTTCACGAAGGTCGGCCATCATTTCCGGCGAAGTGATCATGTACATGTAGTCGGGTTCGTAGTCGCCGAACGCCATGCCGACCGCTTTAAAGAGACGAGCACCACGGGCAGCACCAGTCGAAGTAGCATCAATGAGCTTACGTTCGTCACCAGCACCAGTGGCAGCCGCACCAAATTGGCCGAGAGCGTTGATGTCAACGAAGAAGCCTTTAGCGGGGTTAGCAACATCACCAAACGTAGCAATACCGCCGCCAACCGCAGCTTCCGCACCAGCAACACCCTTGAGAACCGCCATGAGAATTTCATGCTGTTCACGGGCTTTGACTTGAGCGAAGTCACGAGCGACTTTCAGAAGACCATCCTGCTGCGAGATGAGTTTCTGCAGGTTGACTTGGTCCACACCGAACGACCCGGCACCCTTAATGTACGTATAGAGCGAGGTCGAGATATTGGTGAAGCTACCATCAGTGGCAACCGTCAGCGACGGCGTGTTGATGGTGGCATTGATCGGATCGTACGAGCGCATCTGGCCGATGTACGATTCTCCATTAACATCGATCATGTTGCTCGAACCGACGAGTTCAGTGCTCACAAGGCGTTTAGCGTCGGTATAGGCTTCGTCGGCATAGGCCGAGATAGCAAGCTCGATGTTCTGGAAGTCTGTAGCTGTAATAGCCATATCAGAAGTTTCCTATTAAATTAAAAAAGAAAGGTTAAATAAATCGCACAGCGAGTCGATAAAACCTCTCAGTCACAGACATCGAGCAGGTTGTATCTTTATGGTAGTCTAAATTAAAGCGAACGTTTACCCAGTTTACCTTCTGCGGCAAGACGGAGAACTTCATTAGTGTCCATCTGCGACAGCTTTTTATTGGGATCCCTACGGATTACGCCGCTATTGGCAGACGTTCCTGTACCTTTATTTTCCGGAGGTAGGAACAAGAAGTCGTATTCTTCATTGTTAGCGAAAGTCTTGACAAACTCAGCAATGGAAATACCAGTACGATGTTTCCAGTTACCATCTTCATCACGAACGAGTTGTCCGACAATTTCTTTGAAAGCGAGATCAAAAGAACGTTGATTTCTAAACTTTTTCCCTTCCAGTGCAGTAAGGGCGTCCTTAAGGGATTGATCTCGGGTTAGACGCGTATTGGCTTCCTGAGCGGCTTCCAATTTCGCTTGGAGTTCGATAAGCTGCTTTTGATAAGCTTCTTCGTGCTTACCTTGCTCCTTTAAACTCGCAATCTCTGCTTCTTTCTGCTGCGCTTCAATAGCAGCTAGTTTCTTCAGAGCTTCGTCTCTTTGCTTAGCCATCGAGTTCATGTTCTCTTTCATCGGCTTAAGCGACTGACGGATTCTCTCTTCTAGGAGAGCAGTAAGTTCCGGATCCGATAGATCCAATTTAGATGTGCTTTGACCAGTGTTCTGATCGTCATCATCATCGTTAATATCGTCTCTAGTATCGTTATTATCAGACATAATTTTTCCTTGTCACAGACAATGGTTAAGTGATTAAAAAATAAAATAAAACACCAGGGTGCTATAAAGAAGGAGGAAGGAACCCCGAAAGATCCCTTCCCTAGAGATTAACTATATATATATATAATTAATTAATCCACGTAGTATATGAGAAATTTATATACAATACGTTCTTTAAGGAACCCTGGTGGTTAGATATGTTTCCAGAATCTTTTTCTCTTGATTCTATTTATATGTTGTCGAGTTACTTTAAATAAATTAGCTAGTTCATAACTATTCTGACTAGATTCTCTAATATATTTAACATCCTCTTTTTTCAATAGTGTCGAATGGAGGTTATTAACTACCGCATGATAGCGATTATAGTTGTTATCACACCATTCCAAATTTTCTATACTATTGTTTTTCTTATTACCGTCTTTATGGTTTATTTGAGGAAGATTCTCCAGATTAGGTATAAATGCTTGAGCTACTAAACGATGAACAAAGAAATTAGCTTTGGTATTATTTCTAGCTAGAGTTATTCTAAGATATCCTTTAGGGTGATTATGTGGTTTTATGATTTGTGATTTAACCAACATGTAACCATTACGATTCTTACGATAACGTTCTTTACTTCTTATATTACCTGAACTACTAATCTCGTAGTCATTCTCATAACCTATAACATCTTTCCAGTATTCTTCCATTATATACCCCATGCGTGAAACTCTAGATTCGGATTTTTTCTTAGAATGTCTTCTGCTGAGAACTCATCTCTTAGTAGTCCTGAGTCTTCTGCTAGTTTAAGTAATCGTTCATAGTTCTCTTTACTTAACCCTTGACTTCTCATCTCTCTAAGAGTCTTTCGGATAGCATCAGCTTGTCTTGCTTGTGCATAAGCTTTTCTTCCGTAATCTTTCACTAGGGAAATATCCGCGAGGTTAGCAACAAGAGCATCGTGAATCGATCCGATGTCAATACCCTCACGTATAGCTTGTTTATAGACGAGACGAAGGACTGCAGCATCATTCGCATGAGTCCAAGAAACTCCATAACCAGTCCTTGCATCACCCAAAGACATTTTACCAAGAAATTTATCATTCTCTATCGTTTCCTTATAAATGTTTTTAATGTATCGTCTACTCACTGGATCCCAGAATCGTACTTCATGTTCTACCTCTGGTCTGAATCTTAGTACCCAAGGTTTATCATCAAAAGTACGAAGAGGTATAGCGACTGATTTAGTGTCTTGAATGTAAGCAACAGCAGTCTGTTTCCAGAACTTGATGTAGTCATCCATACCCGGAGCTCTAGACTCTAGGTGACGAACCATGATGTTAGAGATCTCTTTAAAGTCTTCTGGGGAGACTAACCCCGCTCTTGGAGACAGAAGTTTGTTTATGAAGTCTTCAGTATCAGGATGAAACTCTTTAGCTAGTTGCAAAGCTGCATTAGCCGAGAAAGAATCTCCACGAACAGCATCTTGTAGTTCTTCAGAGAGTTGTTCTAAAGCATCTACTACATGCTCTGCCCCAACTGAACGAGCTGCTTTGATGGCATTCTTGATCTTTCGTAGTTCTTTCAACTCATCAGCACGAGTAATTACCACTAGGTTCTGAGCCTGAAGAATACCTTGGAGTTTATCAGATACTCTAGCAACTATACCGGGAGTACCAGAACCATAACCTCTAAGCATTACTGCTATCTTAGCGCCCTTAGAAAGTTCTTCCCAGGACAGGTTTATTCCTAGTCGTTCTTCGAGTTTTAGGTAGTCTGGATCTGCTTTGGTGTCTTGTGCACAAAATTTATTCAACAAAGTTCGTTAGACTTTGCCCGAGATAAGTGAGACCATGCCCTATAAGAGGTTATCCGTC